AATACAACCCTTGTGCCAGTGTGCGACCAGTAAATTTACCAGTTACACCAGAGGGTATATCAACCGCAACAAACAAAGTATTACTCGTATTTGCATTAAGTTGGTTAATTAAAGCTAATTCTGATATTTTTACCGTACTCATTTTTTACCCCAATAGGATGATGCTGCCATCTTCTGTTGTTAATATTCTTCCATCTTCTGTTGATAACTGTGGAACATATTGTGTTCCCAATGGTCCAAAGATAGTTACAGTTGTTTGTGCTGAAAGTGTTCTGTTAACTGCCATCAATGTATTGCTTGAGGTTATGTTTGCATTAGAACTCAAGTAAATCTTACCATTAATCCAATCAACTGATGTAACTGTTCTTGTATTGCTTGTATTACTTCCAATTAGAATCTTATCACCAGCAAACACAATATCTTTAATTGGATATGATGTGTTGCTGTAATTACCATTGTTAACTATGTCATAGTTGTTAGTTACTGATAGTATATTTATGATGTTGGATGTGGTCTGTGCTGAAACATATGCAACATTTCCAAAGGTTAACCATGTACTTGTTTTTAATGTGACTGTATTTGCAATAGAGTTAATTGTATTAACTTCAGCACGAATATTTGGACCATTAACTGGAGTAATTTGAATGTAACTATTTCCAAATACAAAACTTGCCAAGTTAGCGTTAGCTAGGTTGTTGAATTGAATTATGTTGTTACTGCCATTAACAAAATCAGTTACCATTGACACTGAAGATGCTGGATAACCTGTATAATTTTGTAGTGTCTTGCCTTGATTGACCGCTTCAACACCATGGAAGTACACACGGTTATTTGAATTCATTGCAAATCTACCAATAACTTTCATACCAGTTGGATGTAATAGATTTAACAATACATCTCTGTACTTGGCAATTTCTTTTGAAACAGTAATTTGGTATGTGTAATTATTGTAAACATCACTTTGCATTACATCAAAAGAACTTGGTTGTCCTTTGGTGCTCAAGTATTGACCCTGACCAATCACAAGACCATTTAAGAACTGTGCGGTACCTTTGGCATTACCATCACCATAAGTTATTAAACCAGAACTATTATAAGCTCTGTTATATGTTTTGCCATTTGATGCAAGATAAGTTGATACATTACCTGGGAATGGTGTAGAAGATCCGGCAGGAATCATATGAATATTTTTGTTAACAATATTCAATTGTAGTGCCGTATTTGGTGTAGAATTATAGTTGAAAACTCTTAGATTGTAATTACTTAATTTTGGATCATTATCATTTCTTAATAATGTAACTGAATCTACTTTTGCAATGTATGTTGCTGTATTTGTATTTGCACCTTGATAAACAACATCATCTTTTTGTGGTAGATTTGATATAGAAACATTCGCCACAAGAATATCTTGTATCTTGAATGATACATTTGGCGTTGAAATATAATCTTCGCCTGGTTGTGTAAGGTTAATTGTCGTAATAGAACCAGCACGGTCAACTGATACGGAGAATGTTGCACCTTGACCTAATATACCAGTTACTTGAAGGCTTGCATTAGCTCCGTTAGCCGATGTTACCGATAGAGTTGGCAACGTTGTTTTACTATAACCCATACCACCTAATGGATAATTAAGTGATGATCCATAAACATAGGCGACATTTGTAATGGCGCCGTTAGACGAAACAGTTATTACATTAGCAGTAGCACCAATACCTGTACCACCTGTGAAAACAATCTTATCATTTGCTCGATAACCAGTACCGCCACTGATTATTTTTATTGGTGCCAAAATTCCAAGATTTGCCAAATCAGCAGTGTTCGTATAATCATCCAACGAATATAAAGATTGAGCAAATAATTCTGGCACTTCTGTAATTCCACCGCCACCATTTTGTAAAGCAACAGATGCTATTGGATATGTGGCAAATGTAAAAAATGTAAATGCATTAGCTAATGTTGTATTAGCATTTGTATTTGATGTGTTTGAAAATAAATAATTTGCAACATTAAGAACCAAATCTTTTTTAAGTGCAATACTATTAATTGGAATAGAAACATTCGCCTGACCTACGGAGTTATAACCACCTAAAGCAATAGATGGTATTGTTATGATTGCTCCTGGTGCTTTTGTGACATTGATAATACTACTTGTAGTATAACCATAACCACCTGTCACTACAGTCGCTGATGTAATAGCACCTGCTGTAGTAACAGCAATTTGACCTTTAGCACCAATACCATCAGAATATTCCAAACCACCGTCAACAATAACAGGATCACCTGGTTGATACAATAAACCCCTATTAGTTGGACTGATGTTTAATTGACTAATTTGGCCTACAATTTTACCACGCAATGGATAACCATTAAATAAAACGGTTTGATTATTATTATCAACTACACGAATGTACTCACCAGACTGGAATAATCTTTCGATGTTTGAAATAAAAACTTCAACTTTTGTTCCTGATAGAACCGTATTTTCTACCGTTGCAAAAGACTTGGTCGTTTCACCAAAGACTCTAAGGTTTTGAATTTTTAAGAAATTCGGATCAATAATACCGCCGGAAACAAACAGTGTGGCATTAGTCGATATTAGATTGCCTGTAGGATTTTGTTTAGCTGTATATGTTAAAGTTGTTGGTGATGGTATAGTTTTAACTGTATATTTGCCGTTTGGTGGATAAGCGATTGAATTTAATCCAGTGATAGTTACTATGCCATTGGCAGATATATTGTGTGGGAAAAATGTTTCAATTGTAATATTATTGGCAGTATAATTTGCTGACTTAATATAAATTACACCACCCGAAACTTTTAAAGTTTTTGTAACATACCATTCACCTGAAGATGCTTTGAGCACAGCATCTTTTGTATAGAAAACATCAAAGTCAGAATTGAAAAGTATTCTAAACAGCAACTGATAAGATGCTGGTGTACCTTTAGATTGGTAGAATTGTCTAGCAACTTTAATGGTTTCTTGTTTACTTAATAAAGTATCTTGTGGAAAATTAGGAAGAAAATCATTAACAAAATAATTTAGAAATTCATCTGTTGTAGTATCTATATCTTTGTAAGACAACAGATTTTTGGACCTGTTTGTTACTTGTCCTTGTTGTTCCATCCACTCATAATATGCCTTTAAGAATAGGGTAAAATTGGCATAGTCAGGATTATCCCGAACGAATTCGGGAAGTTGTGACGAGATTAAAAGGGAAGTTTTATTATTGCTGGTCATGTTGTCTTGGCTATAACATTAACAACAATGGCATTAGGATCATATGGATCAGTTGTAATAATTCTATTGTATGTAGATGATATGATTGTCGTTGTTGGGTTTGCAGATATGGTTAATTGACCTAAATCACTATCAATTTGAACTGGATTAAAAGAATTTAAAGTAATAATACCATTTACATAATCAATTGTACCTGCATTAGAATTCAAAATAGTTTTTACATATTTTGTATTATTATAGAATGTTCTAAGTGTACCGTATTGACCTTGTAATGTAACAGTAGCTCCACCAAGTTTACCAGTTGTATCTCCAGATGCTGGTGTGATAGTTGCTATTGCACTTGTATAGTTATTACCAGATGCCGTAACTGTAATTGCTTTAATTGTTCCATCAGTATTAATTGTTGCCACTGCGGTTGCGCCAGAACCATCACCACTTATTGTAACTGTTGGTGTATATTGATAACCAAAACCCTTGTTTAGAATCGAAATAGATTCAACGCCACCAGTTGATGTTGGAACTTCTTCAACAAAAACACCAGGAACTATGATTGTTGGATTTATTGCATCTCTAAATTGTGTTGATGGTGAACTATTGACACCACTTAAAAACATTCCTTTAGCCAAAGGTGTGCCATAATAGAATGTATATGTGGTTGGTCTTGATATAATTGGATAAAATTTCTTTTGTAATTGTATAGAAATTTCATTTGTAATAATGGCACTATCAATATTATTGATTGCAGAATTAAAATTATACGATGAGAATGTTGAATTGAAAGTATTTAAGGTTGATTTACCAACGTTAAAGATTGCTGTACGAACAGAATCTTCTATTTGTGCCGCAGTTTTATTTGTTTTCTTTGGATCGTAATATACATTGGCATTAATCTTAATATAAGTATAATCGGGATCAATAATCGTTGGTTCAACAGTCATAACCGATATTGGTTTAATAACATTTTGAATTAATCTATCTTTTTGTGTTTGTGTCAAATTATAACTGCCTGATGGCTTCAAAGAGATAAAAATCTGGCCATAAACAGGTGGATTGTTTTCTTGGCCACCCCAAACATTGACTGCATCAAAAGAATAACCTAAATTATTTTGTTGAATAGCTGTGATGTAATCTTCTTTCGTGATTGCACGGCTTTGTGCTGAGTAATTTTTAGGTGCTTGATATTTAATAGAAGAAATGGTTTCTCTGTCATATCCTTGCGTTGCTGGTAGTACAGGATCAATTCTAGAATTGGCATATCCTGATACAGTATCCATTAGAACGAAACTATTTGCATTTGTGGCAGATGAACCAGCTGTTATTAGATATGATACATTTACTATGTTGCCATCATTTAGTTTACTGCCAAGTATTCCGTTACCAAAATATATTTCATAGAAACCATTCAGTCCTTCTTGTAAGAAGTACACATTCGAATTACTATTCAAAGCCAAATAGTTTGATGCTTCTGTAAAGACCTGAAAAGAACTATTTGAAGAAGATTGTTGCACTGAAACCAACAAAGTAGATGTATCAATATTGGTGTCTTTTAATTTAAACAAATAAGTTGGATTACTTGAACCATCTACAAGGTATGAATATGTAGCTGGTGTGCCTTGTTTAATTACAATATTATTAAATTTTGCTTCTTGATTAACTACCGGAACTGTAACTGAATCTACAGTTGTAAATGTATAGTGTATTCCATCAATTGCTTCAGACAAAAAATTAGTATATTTTGGTAGAGTCAATATGTTGTCTGTCACTTGATTGACTGTCAGATTGATTAAAGCTTGAGGTGCTATTGCTGATTTTGGTGTATAACCTAACAATTTTGCTTGTGAAACTACTGAATTTCTAACCAATGCAGTGTCCAAGAACATCTCATTGGCAACCATATTCAAGTAATATGCATTATATTGCGTGTTATATGCCAAAACATCTAAAAGAACCGATAATGCAGAACCATCATAATTGTAATCTTTTAGAGTATCTTGAGATTGTAAATAGGTTTTCAGATTGTTCTTTATTGTAGAAAAATCCAAGTCTGTTATTTGTATATTTGAATTAGCACCAGCCATTTTATCTATTTCTCTCTAAAAGGAGTGTTACTGTTGTTGGTATTGTTGTGTTTTCCATGAAAAAACTTAAATAAAGACTATATGCATTTTTATCTGGTAGTGGTAAAACAATTATTTCATTTATAGTAGCTCTTGGTTCATAATTTTGTATAATTATTCTCACTTCTCTTTCCAAAGATGTTGCTGTCAATGGTGTCATCAGTTCAAACAATAAAGCATTAAGGTTTGATCCCAAATCAGGGTTCCACAATCTTTCATAATGATTCGTCAACAATAAATTTCTTATAGAGCGTATAACCGCCTGTGCATCATAACTGAGCGCAACATCATTCGTCACCGGTTTTTTGGTAAACGCAAAGTCTATGTCTGAGTATATTTTTTGTAAGGTTGCCATTTTTTATTTATGTCTAAAAGTAAAACGCTTTTTTGGATTTTCGAAAGCGCAGGAGAAAATTCTCGGGCCGGAACGCAAAATTTCGAATTTTAGGTATTTGCATTTAACCTAGACAACAATTTAGGTGAACCTATCACTTCTTGTATTAACTGGGTTTCAGTTTGACCGGCACCATTAAATTGTGTGGCATTGTTGTAATCCGAAAAAACTGCAGCAGAATTTTGATAAAAAGCCGTATCACTTGTTCTACATCTATACATTGTGGTATACATTTGGTACATATTATTGTCCAATTTTTGTGCATCCGACAGACTTATAGATGAGTTATTTCCCGACAGACTATTAGTTAATATTGTCAATAATGGAGTGATGTTTGCAATTAACGCATTTAATGTGTTTCCGGTGTATAGACTTGTAAAAGAACCCATCATAGGTGAATTATTCTGTATACCATCGGATTGGTAGGTGATGTATGCCATCATTTTACCATATCCTATTGCAATTTGATAATGTGGTGTAGTCATATCAGAATCCATGCCAACCACATTTGACAAACGATTGGTGATATAGGTAAAGTTATTACATTCCGAACTAATACCTATCTCTGTATTAGAATAAGAAATTAATATTGCATTATTTTTGGTATTTGCCAACAATTTAGTAATGGTGCTTGTAGTTCCAACTAATGGATTACCATTTGCCATCTTCATCATTGTATTGGCAGTAATATTTACATTAATTATTGTGTTGGCCACTGGATTCTGAAAATAACCACCAGTATTTGCTTCCGCAACATCTTTTGTTTGCCAAGCATTTAAAAACGGAGGCATCATTTTCATTTGTTTCAATACGCCATCGTCCATTGGTCTAACAGCTTGAGCTGCTATTGGATTTCCTGCGTCAAACCCTAATCTTCCATATATACTACTCATATTATTCCTATCATATTTTTATCAAGAAAAACCACCAGCACCAATTGGTGATTCTTTAACTGTTTCTGGACCAGTCATACCTAATGGTGCGGGATGTATATGCAGTGCTCTCAACAATCTATTCACAATATCACTTCCAATAATCGAACCATTTGTTATAGAACTCATCATTGGTGCTGATACACTCACAAAAGATGTAATTGGTCCTAAACAAGTAATTTGTTCCGATGAAGCAATTGGAATACCAATAGAAAGTCCACCTGTTACAGTAACAAAACCTTCAGAACCTGCACTCACGCCAAGGCCAGCATCAACTCTAGTTTTGGATGTTATTAACTTTGCAATTATTGATCCTGAAACATCCAAGTTGCCTTTGATTTTGAGTCTTGGTGTCTCTACTTTCATGGTGTGTAATTTTGTGCTACCCGCAAGAACCCTGAAATCACTAAGTCCTGTGATTGTAGTAATACCATTGATTGTTTGACTATAATTACCTTTTATGTGTTGAGTATAATTACCATCAATCATTTCGTGTTTATCGCCAGTAACATGCATATTTACATCACCATAAACAGTAATGTTCAATTTCTTTGCATTATTACCATCATCAACACCAATACGGATATTATGGTCACCTAATGTAATTGTATAACCATCTCTAACAATTTTGTGTACCTGGTCACCATTAGGATGCATTTCCAAGAAAGTTCCTAATCTATGTTGTAAACGAATACGCTCTCTTGTGGGTGTATCGTCCAACTCAAAGGAATGACCGCCCATAGTTTGTGTAATATTATTGTAAGGATATATTGGCGGATTATCTGTAGTTGCTGCCGACTCTGGTTCAGTCCATGCAATTACAAAATCTGGTTTATCCGTATAATTTGTATTATTGCCGGCTGATGATACTGAATTTTCAGTAATCTGCGTTACTATACTTGCTTGTGTTGTTGCTAAATCTGGTGTTGCTGTGTTTGCCATTATATTATTACCTCTTAAGGATTACGACTTCCTGATGCTTGATTATTCACCGAATTTGCTGTTACTGAATTGTAAGTTGTTTTTATAGTATCTAGGTGTTCTTGAAATACTTGACTAACACCAGATGATGTTGCATTGCCATCCGACAATGCAGATGCAACTCCAGGAGGAATATCAGAAGATGTTTGAGATGTTTGAGCAGCCGCCAAAAGGTCGTTACCTGCTGCGGTAAATTGAGAAGCAATATTGTTCACTTGTGACTTTGATAAATTTGATATTTGGTCTGGTATTGATTTAATTGTATTTGCTGCTGTATCTAGTGCTGCTTTAAAATTATTAATACACTGCTCTAACATAGCTTTAAATTTATCTGGTAATGAATTAATCCATGCAATCAATTGTTGTATTTGTTGTATAAAGAATACCCATGTTAAAACAATTTCAACTGTTTCAGCAATTTCCTTTATAAGTTCATTGATATCTAATAAAATACTTTCACCCAAAGACCAATAATAAGAAAATACACCACTAGGATCAACCGATATTACCGACAACACTGCATCAATAATTAGTCTTATAGCATCCATGGCCTTTTTGACCAAATCTCTGAGCATATTCGTTGCGTTCATTTTTGCATTTTTAATTGCATTTGTGATTGCAGTTATTGGATTTGTAAGACCAAGTAACAAATCAGAATCAAAATTAAAAATGAATTTGAAATCACAAGCATGAGCTAAATTGTTATTCAACAAATCTACAGCCGAACCTGGTAAAAATCCTCTGGCTAATTGTGGTGTTGTTTGAACGCCATTTTTATCCGATAATTGAGAAAATGGCGAGTTTGGTGGAAGACTTTCAACATATCTAAAATTAATTAATTTATACTCGCCCAAATTTACTGATGTTTCTTTTACTACTTGCATTTATTAACCTCCAGATGCTGTAGAAGTACCATAAGGATTTGTATCGGCTGCAAAAGCAGGAAGAACACCCATCATTACAGGAAACTGGCCAGATGAACCATCCATAAAGAATCCCATCACCCAATCTTGCAGCTGCGGTGGTGAAAATGTATTTCGAGCATTCAATGGCAACAAAGGCAACGCCCATGGTAAATCTTCAACTGGTATTGTCATTTCTGGTGAATTGGTACCGTCAGTATGCCATCCAAATATACGAACTTGGCACCGGCCCAACCCAAGTGGATCCATTCTATTTTCTACGGTTCCCAACCACCAAATAAAACCATCTGTTCCTAAAAAATTTTGCATTATAATATCATCCTTGTGGTGTACTTTCTTTTGCTATCTCCAAAACTGTTTGATATATTTCTGGTGATTGAATCATGTGTCTTACTGCTGTTACTATGTATTTTCCTGAATATAATTTATCCAATTCTTTTGAAGTATTAGTATTGCTCAATGATTGTAAATTAAAAATAACCACTTTACCCACTGTGACAAATGGATCACCAGGAATTCTAATCTTAACTACTGTATAATTTGACAGAGCAAGTTGTGCTGTTCTATTAGGTACGAATGCTTCTAAGAATATATCAGGTGATACAGAACCTTGTGGTATATAAGGTTTTAATTGTTGGCCTGCATTAGATACACCCATTTTCAAACAACCATTATATGATTTGTTTTCTGTGACGCCTAATCTATTTTTTTCTGGTATCAAAGGACTGTTTGGATTTAAGGTTGTTTTAATGTCGGTTTGATAATCAAAAACTGTGGAAGTGACTGACCGTGTTAATGGATCCAAAGAAATTAATCTGTTTGCAAAAGTTCCAGACCTTGATTCTTTTAATGTATCAAATGTTTTTACAAATTGATAATCAAGTATAGAAATTACATCTTCTGATGGCGGTTCAACTGTTGAATTAATATTTTGTATTTGATATTTGTAAGTTCTGTAAACAGTACCTTTGTACATTTCTGACAATGATTTAAAGAAGAAACCTTCTTGTGTTTGATAGAATAACATATCTGCCAATTTTGTATTTCCGCCACTTGGTCTAGCATAGTTTGACAACCAACTAATAGCTTTGAATGGTTTAATTGTTGGAACAATTAAATTATATACACCCATTGTTGGGGAAATATTATTTCTTTTTGATGATGGTATCGCCAAACCAGTTTTCATAATATCATCTATCATTTCTGATATCTTCATACCTTTGTATGATTTTGTCATCTTTGTTTGTTCTGATAATATTAATTCTTCAGCACAAAAATACAATTTAATATATTCGACATTTCCACTACCTGATGGATCTCTGCGAGGAATCGAATACAATCTAAAAACCATTGGAGTGGTACTACCAGCTTTTGTTTTACCAAAAGAAACAGTAACAACTTCATTACCAGTTAAATTCCAGCTTTCTATAAGACCAATACCATCTTTAAGTAACATATATCCAGTCATTGAGAAACTATAGAGGTCCTCAAAGATATGCATATCAACCATCAAGTATTTGACATCATATTTATTGCCATTAATTGTTGTAATACTTAATTCACTAATTGCCGCATCTTGTGGATAAAAAAATCCGCTGCCTTGAGATACATTTTCTGCCATATTATGTGCCCATCAATTTACGAAATTCAACTTCAATTCTGTCTGCATAAGTTTTATTCAATATTTTTATGTTTCTTTTAGATTCGTTTAGATTATATTCATATGTAAAATTATCTACAGCATTTCTTGATATTTTTACAACTACATCACCAGTTATTGTTTTGTAAGTATTGGTTGATTCTGCCAAATTATTATAAGTATCTTCATCTATAATAATATTCTGTGTCGTAGTTGTTCTAGAATTTACATCTGTTGTAGTAATAATTTTTTCATAATAATTTATGTCAGTTAATTGTTCCGGAGAATATTTTTGATTCAAATACTGATTGAAAACTAAATTTGACAGTGGCCAATCCCATTGTGCATCAAATAATTGGTTTGCAAGTAATACAATCCAAAATCTTTCCATATCTTCATAATATTTATGAGCAATAATTTCTGGTGTATCTCCTTCTTGTATGTCATAGGAATAAAACAATAAAGGATTAGTTATTAAACTTGAAACAATATTAACTCTCGCTAATAAGTTAGTTACAAGTTGTGATGATTGTGTGCCTCTAAAAATTATTTTTGGTAATGTTTTAAAATAATTCATTTTAATAACCTCTCTTATCAATATCATCACTATCAACAAGTTCAATTTCTTTGAAACTTAAATTTAAAGTGGTTTGCACTGGCATACCATCTCCGTATGTTGACCATGTACCATTTGGTGCATAATTTACTGTGACATCCGTAAGAACACATTCCTTTAACTTGTTTATATTATTATTAGGTTTTCCATCATTAAGGAAAATTATATCAAAAACAGCTGGAGGCACATAGAAAAAACCTCTGATAGCATCTCTTTGTATGGTTGGTGCAGCATTTTTTCTGAATGCTTTTATAATAGCTTTTACTTGCGCCGATTCGTCAGCAGAAAATGGTGTGAATGTGAAAGACATACTAAATGTTCTAAAATCTATACCTTCAAATAACACTTGTTCTCTTGGATTGAAAACATATCCCATTGAATTCAATGTAAGTCTGAACTGGTCATTTCTTAATGTGGATAAAATAGCTGATGGTATTTTTCCAAGAAAAGGAACTGAAGCTGCAGCGTCCAATACTCCTATTTGATTGTAATTTGCGTGTTGGCCAAATTCAATACCGTCTGGCATGTAAAGATTTATTGTTGTTGCTGAAGGTGAAGTTTTTGCGACATAAGGTGCTTTGATATTAATTTTATAAGCTTCTTGGAGTTTGACGCTGACTTGGTCAGCACTTTTATAATACAAATCACCGATTGCTTGGCTTGCACTTTTTTTTCCTGCTACAACATCAGAAGTTGCTTGAACGACATCTGTAGCAACTTCTTCTGCTACTTCAGCAGTTCCTACAGCTATATCCGTTAAGACTTTTTTGGTTGCGTCAATCGGATTTCCATTAGCTTTAACAGGCCGAGCAACAAATTGAACTGAGTGTTTTTTTCCATCAGAATTTAAATCTCTCGGATAAGATAAACTTTCTGATATATATTTTTCTCTACCCTGTAACGCAGCTAAAGGTCCTGTTTCTCCGTTAAATGTACCTTCTGGTTTCCAACTCCATGAAATTGGTACCTGTTTTCTACCAGAAACTGACAAATTATTTGGAGAAGATTGAGCTTGTTCATCCAATCTTTGTTGATTTGATTGTGAATTTGCGAGGCCGCCGATTTGTGCCATTTTATTCCTTGTTTTATAAAAACGCTATATACTATTTATGGCATATTCCGGACAATTTAAACCATCAAATCCTCAAAAATATGTTGGGGATTACAAAAACATCATATATCGCTCAAGTTGGGAAGCGAGATTTATGCACAAATTTGATAAAGAAGATTGGGTAATTTCTTGGTCGAGCGAAGAAATTGTTGTGCCTTATGTGTCTCCAGTTGATGGGAAATGGCACCGATACTTTCCGGATTTTGTTATACGAGTTAAAAATAACAAAGGAGAACTATCAACTTGGATGATTGAGGTTAAACCAAAGAAACAAACTAAATCACCACAACAACAAAGACGAGTAACAAAACAATATATCACTGAGGTTACCACTTGGGGTGTAAATCAATCTAAATGGAAAGCTGCCACTGAATTTTGTTTGGATCGTGGTTGGGAATTCGTTATATTCACTGAGGATCAATTACCCAAAGTTTGAAACTTCAAAATTCTTTTTCTTTCTTCTCGTTTCAAAGCAATTTCTCTCATTTTTTGTTTTGTTTCTTCAGTGTGTTTTTGGCTTTTTCTCTTTTCGGTTAATTTTTTTCTGGTTTCTTCTGACCACTTTTTACCCGTTTGTGATTTACTTATTTTTTGTTTGGTTTCATCTGTATGTGTTTTACCTAAAAAAAATTGATTTCCTTTTAACGAATCACTTATATTTTTTTTCTGTTCTTCGGTGTATTTGTATCCTGTTGTACCTATCGTTTTTCCACCCCATCCATTATTTTTAGAGATTATTTCATCTTCTTCAATTTTGATGTATGTATAAGACACATTAAAAAAATCACTAAGTAATTTATTCGTGTCATTAAACTGTTTTTGTGTTATTTTATATGTATTCATATGAGTATATATCTAAAAATTGCTTAAAATCTTCAACTAAATAAGGCATGGATAAAAAACCTTCATTACTCACCACACTAGCCGAACAGAAAACTGCTGCTCAATTGCAGACGATGAGCCGTGAATCATTAAAATGGTTGACTCAAAAAGTTGCAAACCTTAGAAATCCAAGAGCAATTTCTGTTCCTATGACCAAAGAAAAGGATAGGTTTGTACCAAAAGGTGCTAGGCCACAACCAAATACTACCAAAAAATTTAGAATTGGTAGTATGTATTTCTTTGCATATGATCCAAAAGGCAAAAATGAATTGGATTATTATGACAGGTTTCCTTTGGTAATACCACTTGAATCTTATTCAGATGGTTTCTTAGGATTAAACCTACATTATCTACCAATGAAGTATAGAATCTATTTCATGCGTAAGTTGATGCCACGGGCAATCCTGAACGATGACAATGAGATTATGCGTTTGCGTATATCATATGAAATCCTAGACGCCTCCAGAAAGTATAAAGAGTTCAGGCCATGTGTCAAACGATATTTGTATTCACATATAAGGTCTAGGATACTTGCCGTTGAACCTGAGGAATGGGACATTGCCATGTACTTACCGGTTCAACAATTCAAGAAGGCAACCGCAAATAAGGTTTGGAAAGAATCTGTAGAAGAAATAAGGAATTCATAAATGGCAAGTTTAGAGAAATTTAAATCCAGTTTTGCAACTGATTTGGCAAGACCTAATCGGTTTGAGGTATTTCTAAATTTACCAACAAGTGTATCAAAAGCAGCTGCTTGTGATACCGAAAATTTGCGTTATCGTTGTGAAACAGCACAATTACCAGGTAGAACCTTTGATACTATAGAACAAAAAACATACGGTCCAATAGAAAAGTTTCCTAATCTTACCACATATACTGATATTGATTTATCATTCATTGTTGAAGATAATATGAAGGTAAAAGAAGTTTTTGATTTGTGGTTAGAATTTATCAATAATATAATAGATAACAATTTTAGATATAAATCGGAATATGCTGCTGACATAACAATTGCTCAATATACTGTAACAAATGAGCTTGCATATGGTGTGAATTTAATTGATGCTTATCCAATATCAATGAACCAATTGGATTTAGACTGGAGTTCGGATGGTTATCATAAACTGACTGTGACTTTTGCTTATACCTATTGGGATCGTGTTTATTAATATTATTTTAAGGAGTTATTATGGCTTTACCAAAAATTGATGTGCCAACATATGAAATTGAATTACCAGTTTCAAAGAAAAAACTTAGATATCGTCCGTTCCTTGTCAAAGAACAAAGAAACTTATTGATGGCCATGGAATCTAGTGAATCTAGTTCTGTGCATGATGCCATTAGGGATATTCTTTATAATTGCACTTTGACGGAAGATATTGATATTGAAAAATTACCAATCATTGATGTTGAATTTTACTTTATCAATCTGAGAGCTAGATCCGTTGGTGAGGTGGTTGAATCAAAGTATCGTTGTAACAATGAGGTTGATGAAAAAGAATGTAATAATATTATGGAAAGTAAAATTAATCTTTTGGACATTAAGGTTCAGATGGATGAAAATATATCACCAGACATTCAATTAACAGAAAAACTTTCCATCAGAATGAAATATCCAGAATTTGGTATCATTAAAGATTCTGTTAATATTGTAAATGAAACAGAACTTACTTTTAATATGTTGGCTCGTAGTATTGAACACATTTATGACGGTGAACAATTCTATTATGCTAAAGAAACACCTATCGAAGAATTGGTAGAATTTGTTGAAAATCTAAATCAAACACAATTTGAAAAGATTGAGAAATTTTTTAATAATTTACCAAAAATGAAAGAAAAGGTTGAAATGACCTGTGGTAAATGTGGTTTCCATCATTCATTTGGAGTAGAAGGACTTGAAAGTTTTTTCGTATAACCTTTCACCATGACGATTTGAGAAATCACTATAAAACAAATTTCTCATTAATGCAACATCATAAGTACAGTCTTACTGAATTGGATAATATGATGCCATGGGAAAGGGACATATACATTGCAATGTTAGTTCAGTACATAGAGCAAGAAAACCAAAAGATGAGAGAGAGATTAAAGAAATAAAATGACAAAACCAGCACCAGAAACAAAAGATACGGTCAAAAAGCTTTCATTGGGTGGCGCCGCTGCCAAATCTTTGCTTGGCGTTTCTAAGAAAGCTGGTGGTGTGATAAAAAGTTTGTTTTCTAAAAAACCTACTTCTGAATTGGTAACAAATGATAGAGAAACAGCTGTTGAATATCTTGGTGAAATCTATAAAATGATGAAAACCATAGATGCCGATAAAAGATTACACCAAGAAATGGCTAAAAATCTTATTATATCAGAAGAACACAAAAAAGACATAAGAAACAAAGAAATAATAAATGCTTTGGCTGGTAGAAAAAATAAGAGTAAATTTAAACCTAAACTTAAAACGCCGCCTCCTCCACCAGATAAAACAAAACCAGATACAAAAAAAGATAAAAAAGACAAAACGCCACCGAAAAAACCAAAACAAAGTAAAAAAACAACCACAAATCCAAAAACAACAACTCCAACTCCAAAAACAATTCCAAAACCTTCGGGCGGTGGTGCTAAAGGTGTTGTTAAAACTATTGTTGGTGTTGCAGTCGGATTAACTGGTTATGATGCAGCTTTTGCAAAAACAGCCGCAATGGAAGCGGGTACTACAAATACCAAAGAAGCTTTAACAAAAGTTTATCAATCCATAAAAGATTCATATAATACTCGTTCATTTGGTCTTATTGGATTGAATACAGGAAGAGGTGAAGAAGGTAAAGGAACTTCTAGTTTAGACTCATTCATATCAGATTTTAATAGAGATTATCCAAATCAAAAAATTACTGAAGATCCAGGTACAAGTGGAGAAAATCCAAAATTTTTGGAACAATGGAAAAAAATTGACCCTCAAACTTTATATGATGCACAGAAAAAATGGTATAAAAATCATGTTTATAATCCTACAGTAGTTGAATTGGAAAAGTCTGGTGTAGCTTCAGATGTAGCTTCAGACGAAAGAGTTCAGACTTATATGGCCGACAGAGTAAATCAAAATGGTTTGGCTGATTTTCATAAATCAATAAAAAAATCTGGTGCTTTGAAAGCAAAAACAGCAGAAGAATTTATGGATAAAATGACTAATTATGATAAAGCAAATGTAAAAAAGAAATTTAAAGGTAATATCGAAGATTTTGGTCCAGGAAGAATAGAATCAATTTCAAGACGATTTGAACAAAGACGGCAACATTCTTTAGGACAAACAACTGAGTCTGCAAAAGCAGAGGATAAAAAAACAGCTGAACCAGTTAGAGAACCAATTAAAACAGATACATCGGCTGCAGCACAACCTGTAATAGCAGCAAAACCAGTTTCAAGTGGTAAATTTACGCCGCTTAGTGAAAAAGATGATTTATCTTATGATAAATTGACTGATGCACAAAAAGATGCTGTAGAAGTGGCGTTCAGGTCTCAAGGCCTTAGATTTCCAATGTACAATGAAGATTCTAAACAATCTTGGGACAAACAAGTAGCTAAAGCTAGAAAAAATGGTAATATTGGCCCAATACTTAAAGTTATTAATGAAGCTGGATCTAGTCCAGTTGAAGTATCACAATCTTTAGATGAAAATGAAGTATTAGAAAAACCATCAGACACTGTTAAAGCTACTGTTATATCAAAATCAACTATACTACCACATACTAACGAAAGAACGAATAGTGGTGTTGATAATATTAATATTGGTGAGTTGATGAGTAATAAGGAAAAGGAAGACCGTCAGCAAAAAAAATGGGAAGAAACACTAAAATTAGCTAATGATCAAATAAGTCAACCAAAAGTTGTAGAAGAACCAAAACTTCCACTTACAGATGAACAAGAAGAAGCTAAGCGTAAAAAACTCAAAAGAGAAGAAGAAAAACAAAAACTAGAAGAATTGGAAAAACAAAGAATAGAATTTGAGGATGCGGAAAAAGAAATCAAAAAACAGCAATACAAAATAGCAGAAGCAAAATCAGCTGCAGTTTGGGCTCAGCTGTTACTACAGCGACAAGAATTAGAAAAAGAAATTAAACAACATGAAATAGATATCGAGAATTGGTTTGCGGATCACCCACTTATGCCTGGATTTGCAGAACCCATTTTTAAAAATAGTAATCAAACACGTTCTATGATAAGAGCGATGTTTGACTGAGATTAGAAAAGGTAAACATGGATAATAAATTAAACTATCAACAAGCTAAAGCCGTAAGAGGACAATCACTTAGAGATGTGATTGCTGATGAATTGGTTCGTGGTAAAGGATTCGGCTCTGCTATTACAGGTGCCATTGGTTTAAAAACTCAGGCAAGAATAAAAGGTATCAAAGAGAAATTTGATCCACTTAACATTGTTAAGTTTTTGACATTTGGTTCTCGTTTAGGTCCTGCATTGTATGGTAGATTATTTGGTCGTTCACAAAAAGATATTGAGTATTTTGCTGGTCGTGCAAAACCAATTGGTAGAAAAGATAAAAAACTTACCAAAGATGGAACGGATGGTGAAGAAGATACTGCTGGAATGAAAACAGTATTGAAACAAATTCTCACATTTATGAAGAAAACTCATGAACAAGATATGTTGTTGAGGGAAGAAGAAAATAATCTGAAAGAAAGTAACAAATTAAATGATGAAAAAAGGCATAAAGAATTACTAAAAGCTTTAGGTGCAGTAGGTACACAACAACCTACAGCTAAAGCCGTACCAGTAAAAGAAAAAGAGAGTGGTTTTTTGCAAAATATAATGCAAGAGGTTGAAGATACTGTTCAAGGTATAAAAGATAAAATACAAAAGACTATAAATGACCTTGAAGAAAGAATTAAAGGTTTTACAGAAAAATTAGAAGGTTTTAAAGAAAAATTAGGAGCTTTGGCGGGATTGGAAATACTATCTTGGATGCCCAAAAAGATAGTTGGAGGTGTAGCTATATTTGCAAGTTTTGCGTACTTGAGTGGTTATTTAATGAAACTTTTCCAAGATTTGATAACTGATGACACCAATAAACGAATTGCTGAATTTGCAAGAAAAGGTGATATAGACAGAGTTCGAGCAGCAATTCAATCAAAAAATCGCCTAGAAGATTGGAGTGTTGTGGGCATGTATGGTGCAACTCAACCAGACCCTGATGAAGCTGGCACTGAAATGAAAGTAGAAGATGCCATCAAAAAACAAGCAGATTTAGGTTTTCCAGAAGCAATAAAAGCTCTTGCAAGAATGGACGCCGAAAAACAAAGTAAAAAAGATGAATACATTAAAAATCTTAATTTACCTGCCGACAAACCACTAAACAATGCACAAGAGCGTGACGCTGAATTATATTCACTCGGTGTGATAGATATAAAAGGTGGATATAATCCAAGTGATGAAGAAAGAAAATTCTACCAAGATTTTATGAGAAACTTTAAAAATTGGGCCAAAGATGATCCAGGTGAAAAAGAAAGAAATGAATTTTTTAAAAACGCCGCTAAAGAAAGACTTCTTCAAAACTGGAGAATGTTAACTGCACCCGGCCATGTGACAGAAGATGACAAAATGGTACAAAAAATGTTTGAGGTTATGAAAGAAAATCCTTTTGGTCCTTGGAATTTTGATAAAACCATACCTGGATACAATGGATACCTTAAAAGAAAAGACGAAAGACAAAAACAATCTCAATCTGCACTCGAAACGGTTAATAAATTGGCAGAATTGGACAAAAAACAACAAGAAGCTAATGACTTGAAGAATTCAATATCTGATAGAGAAATGATGGTTGGTAAAAATACAACTGCACAACCTACTATGGTTAGTTCTGTTAAAAAACAAGGAACACAAAATCAAAACATACCGATGCCACTGTCTAGATTGATTGAACAATCTTATGTCGTTGCAACGGAAAGTTCTTTTGCATAACCAATAAAAAACCCCGCCGTAGCGGGGTCTAAACAAAGTTCTGAGAAAGGAGCTTTTGTTTAATCTTGTGCCAACTTGGCAAAATATGCCATATCGTCATCATCACCCATGGCCATTTCAGGTTCATCCACAGGTTTCTTAGGTGCAGACTTCATCTGTTCAACAGTAGTCTTAGTGATAGGTTTCTCACCATTCAACCCTAGGACCTTTTCCAAACGGTCTTTCAGAGCATCATAGGTCTTGAATTCTTTATCAGCAACCAACTCTGATAAAGGGTGTTCTGATTTCCAAACCTTTTCAAGTTCTTCATCGTCATCCAACAATGCTGATGGAGATTCAAATTCAGACTTGTCATAGTTTTGGTAACCCTCAACTTTACGAATCTTCAACTTGAAGTT